GTTGCTGCTCTGCGTGCCCTTTGGCTCGCGAGCGTAGGGGTCGAGCATTTTCGTGTCTTTCACATCCACCGCGCGAGGTGAATCACTTTCGTAGCCTTTAGATGGGAGTGCCATATTGGTGTTGTTTGAGTTAGAGTCCTTCGACGACCAGCCTGAAGGTTCCAGACACATCCGCCGGGTCGTCGCGGGTCGCATCTGTGGCTTGCGCCGGGTTGTAGAAGAAAAGCTTCGTGCCAGCATAGCTCGGAGCAGTTGGAAGCGCAAGCGCATCGTCACTTTTCTGAGCCATACTGGAGCGGAGAATCTTCTGAAAGCCAAGTTGATCCGCTGCGATGAAGTTTGTCGCCCCGCCTTGGGAGGAGAGGACAATTTCAAGCTGCAGGATTTTCAACTTAGGTGACGTGGTTGGGGATTGAAACCCCTTGACCACAGTCAACGTCGTTGCCGATTTTACGAATGCTGCCATATTAGAACGTCAGTGAAGTAACGCCCTCCACGTAGAGATGGTTTTCTGGGAACTTGCATTGAAGCCCGCCTTCGCCAAGCCACTCGTCGCGGCGGCAGTCTTCATCAGGAAGCTGGCGGTTAGCGAGAAGAGTGAGCTCACGGTCGGTGAGATCGCGCCACTCAAGGCAAGGAACGTCAACCACAAAAGCACTTTGGTTGTGCTGAGTGCGGTTCCACATCGGATGGGTCTTGAGGACCAGCTCACCCCAAGGACTTGTCCAGCGAGTGATGCTCATGCCGTAGGAGTCTTCCTTGGTCTGCAGATTGCGAGTCGTGATGGACTGCGCTTTGCAGTATTTCTGGAAGATGCTCATGAAGCCGTTGCCGCATTGCATGAGTTTTTCGCTAGCGCCAGGAAGTTGATCCATAAACGCGCGCTCCATAATGATCTCGAACTGCTCGATAGACATCGAACCGTTGATCTTGATGATGCGCTTGTCGTTGTTGGTTTCCCAATTGACGCCGGTGAGGTCGATTCCATTCGGGCGGTAGTCAAAAGCACCACCGTTGCCAGTGTTGCCTTTTTCCCACTGTTCGAGGAACCACAGCAAACCACCAGTGAAGCGACGCGGAACTGTCTTGCCGCCGCGCGTAGTCACCGTATCTTGCTTACGGACACCGAAGTAGAGCGCACCTTCCATAGCCTCGCAGATACGGAACATGTTTTGGCGGGCCATTGTTTTGTAGTGACCCATTTCGTCCCATTCCATACCAGCTTTGAGTGCAGTGCCGGTGCTGTCGAAAGCTTCGCGGAAGATCTGAGTGTAGTTCTCAGGCTCAATTGGAAGCTCAAGGCCACCGGAGCGGGCAGTGTCACCTTCAGGTGCTGCCTTGCCGATGAGGACGACGTCGATGCTTTGCGCGTCGGTGTCGTTGCTCACGCTTGCCACGGAGACAAGAGCCATGACTTTCAGTCGCGTGGTGGAGCCATCAACGACTTCAGTCACGATACCTTTGAGCTCCAGATAAGCGCTAGCAGCTGCATTTGGCACGCGACGAAGCCAGATCACATCGTCAACGCGGAAGCGCGTGTTAGAGGCAACGTAGACGTTGTAGACCGTGTCAGCAGTCCAGGTAAACCCAGCAGCAGCCTCCGAGGCGGAGTTGGCGGCGTTGGCGAAGGGACCAGCACCACCACCACCGATAGCACCGGAAGTGATTGTGGTCGAGGAAACCTGCGTCTGACGGCCTTCATACCAGTCAAACTTGGGTTTATCAGTTTCGTTTTTGTCCATCAAGGACAGGAGGTAGAGGAGAGGCGTATTGCCCCACGGATATTTCCAGGCGATCTGCCTGAGAGCACGAGCGGAGTAGCTAGACTCCAGATCGGCGGATGAGATGAGATTGAAGAGAGACATTGTGTTTGTTTAGTTGCTTGCGTTAAATGATATGCGCAAACGAAGCAGCGCCAGAACTTTGCGCTGGTGCCGGATTACCCGGTCCCTGCCTCGTTGTTCGGAACGACCCCGCTTGGCGGTGTTGATTCGGTGCCTTTGACTTAAGCGAAAAGTCGGGCATACTTTCGCGAATGATTTTTTTAGCCCGTTGTGCGACTGCCTTGTAGACTTGCTCAGGGTTAAGACCCTTGGCGCTGAAGCCCTCGGCGGAAAGTTCCTGCATTGCGCGGCCGACAGCACCGTTGAACTTCTTCAACGTTGGATAATGCTGTGTCAAGTTACCACGGAACGCGGCTTCTTTTTGCTCACGCTGTTGCTGAGCGAACTGCGCCTGCATTTCAAGCAGGGGAGCTAGTTGATGCTGCAAAAGATGTTGCGTAGTCGTCATCGCGTAACGATACGTGCCGTCTTGCAGTTGCTGCAGCGCGTCAGCCACTTGCTCTGGTGGAGTTTCAGGATTGCGAATCAACGCAATCAACTCAGCCTTAACCGTTGGGCGGCCAAGACGCTGTTGGATTTCAGCCTCAGTGAGAGGTGTTTGACCCGGCTGCTGTCCCTGCTGCTGAACGCGAGCAGTAACTTCAGCAATCTGGCGCACAAGGGCGTCTTGGTCAAGCTGGATAGGTTTGGGTTGACGAACGGGTTTCTTGGCTGCACTACCAGCAGGCAGCACAGGCTCCAAGTCTTCGTCTTCTTCTTCCTCCTCCTCTTCAAATTCTTCTTCCTCTTCTTCGTCATCGTTGTTAGCAATGTCGTTATTGGCTGCTCCTGCACCACCAGAGGCGGTGAAGCGAGCAAATTCCCCTTCTTCTTCACAGAAGCCGAGGCGGTTCATTAAAGACCAGTTTATTTTCATGGTTTTAGTTTTTCTTGTGTTTCTTCGAGCTTAAGTTGCTCGTATTGTGCTTTCGCGTCTGAAATCTCGTTGTCCAGCCACGAAAGTAAAACTTGGTATTCCTCCGCCACACCGAAGCAGCGTTCCCTCGCGAGAACCCCTTCCATAGTCGTAGGAGTTACGAACACACTCTGCATAATGCCAGCGTGCTGAGTCTTGATATAATTCAAAAGCTCTCCGTAAATAGGATTTACCGACAGCTCTTCAAGCGCGGTTAGACGGCGAGCGAAATCTTTGCTATTCGGCGGGTCGATAAGGGCTTCATCGGTCATGGGAGCGCGGGAGGAAGGTTAGGATCGACGGGTGGGACTGGTGGAAGACCTGGAGCAGGAAGCCCTGGCTGGGCTTTCACCTTAAAGCGAGAAAGGTTTTTAACTCCTCGGAGCGCATAGATTTCGTTAAGCATCGCGGGAAGGTCGAGTTGCATACTGGCGGCGACTTCCGGGTTAGAAACAAGACCGAGGAAGAGCTCTTGAAGGGACTGAGCAACATAGTTACGCTCGGACTCGATGGTCGCGTCGTAGGTAAAGAAGTCCTCGGAGGAGTAGAGCTCGTAAGGCGAGGCTGGGTGGAAGAGGTCATAAAATTGCTCAGCCTTAGCCGCGCCGACAATCTTGGAGAATGTCTTAAAAGACATGTCCTGACGGCAGGAAAGAAGAAGCTTGCGACCGAGAGAGGCAAGACCGCCATACCAGCAAGAGGCTCCAATGAGCTTCATTCGTGCGGAGGCGCCTGCGTTTGCCGTGCGGTTTTCTGTGGCAGAGCGGCGACCAGGGGCGAAGGCTCCCATGGAGTTCTCGTTTACTCCTGAAACCATGTAGAGGATACGGATTAGCGCCTCAGAATCGTTGAAGTGGGAGGCGGTTGGGTCCGTTGTACGGAGTTGCTCGATGAAGCGAGAGGTGCCCATGCGTGGGGCGGACTTTTTGAGGAGGATGAACGGGCTGTTGGTATTGAGAGTGGACATGTCCACGTGCTGTTGGTCGACAACGAGACGGCCGTCGATATTGCGACGGACTGAGGCGACACGGGCATTGATAAGCCAGGTGATGACTTCCTGAATAGGATCGATGAGCTTAGAGAGAGAATCAGAAAGATCAGCGTGCTGGTCAGGAAGGAGCTGGAGGATGTCATATTGGAACTCGTTGGTTGGAGAGTTCAGCGGTTGCAAGCCAATAATGCGGCTGTCGTTAGCGATTGTGACGACCCAGATCTCTTCATCGTCGGAATCTCCAAGGCCGCGTTCGGAAGGAATAAGGCGGTATTGGACAGACGTGCGAGCAACCATGCGGTCGCCTTTAGGTTTCTTGCCAATGTAGTTGGCAGGTTCCACGCCTTCGAGACGGTTGTTAGCGTTACCACCGCGAGCGGTCCAGAGCTCACGATCAAACTCTTTGATGTGTTTTGTGCCAGCGAGGAAGCCCTGCTTGTCAAGGCGTTTAAGGTCTTTTAAGTTCACCGACTGCTCATCAGCGGCAAAGCGCCCCTCTTTCCAGCGGGGAAGAGGAACGCGAGTGTCGTAGAAAAAGTGGTAGGGCGAGATGTTTTCGATCTTGCAACCTTCTTTGAGAATGACTTCTTCCTCCTCGACTTCGGGTTCTTGAGGAATTGTGAGGTCAGTCGGATCGAAGAGAAAGGAGACGTCCTGTTCGGGTGGGGTTGTAGTGACGAAGACAGACTCATATTCCCAGCTGGTTTTAAGAACGCCCAAGGAAAAGCGCACCATGTCGAGTAGCGCTTCAACCAACCGCATGTGGTAGTTTGTCTGGCGAACCTCACGGTCAACAACAGCTTGGGCAACCTCACGAAGGGGAAAGTCTTCATCCCCTGTGGCGGAGAGCTCGAAAACGCTGTCTTTTGAAGTGAGGGAGATAAAAAGGAAGGTGACAAGCGTGTTACACTGAGCGTAAGTGAGAGGCACCACCATCTTGGCGGGTTCTCCTTTTTGCTTTGCGCGAGCGTCAGAAGCATCAACGCGCTTTTTGCGCTTGTAGGTCTCCAGGCTTTTGTCCCAAGCGGAGTAGTTGTGCGCGATAAAAGTGCGCGAGTTATTCACCGCATCCACAACTTCTTCAAGAAGCTCTTGGATGTTATCTGGATGCTCCTTTTGTTCGAGCATTTCGATGATTTCAGGTGTCATTGGGAAAAGGAATTTAAGTCGCCGTCACTAAACGGGGTAAGGTCAAGCT